GGATTAACCCGGAATGTGCTCCACTGTGTACACTGTAAAAAATCTTACTACAAAAGAACCGATAACATTATCGGTATTGACGACAAAGGGTGGAATTGGATTACAACAGATTACTTTTTTTTAATATGAACAAACTAGATAAAGATTACACAGACCTACTTCAAGACATTCTTGATAACGGAGTAACAAAACAAGACAGAACCTTAACGGGAACAATCTCAGTATTCGGAAGACAAATACGTCACAGTATGAAGGATGGTTTTCCACTTCTTACAACTAAGAAAATGCCATTCAAAACAATCGTAACAGAACTTGTTTGGTTCTTACGAGGTGATACCAATATTAAGTTTTTGGTTGATAATAATTGTCATATTTGGGATGGAGATTGCTACAAATATTACCTAAATAATTTAAAAGCTGACCACGGTGAGGGACCTGATTGGATGACTCGTGATATTGATTTTCAATATTTAAAACAAGAAGAATTCATTAACAAAATCAAAACAGATGATGAGTTTGCTAAGAAGTGGGGTGATTTAGGTCCAATTTATGGGGCAGGTTGGCGTAGATGGAATTCAATTACCAAAAAGTGGTGGAATGACCCTGAGTACCAAGGATATGGTTCAGATACTAGAAGTGGTTGGGAATATGATGAGACTCAAATAGACCAAATCCAAAACCTAATCAACGACCTTAAAACAAATCCAGACTCAAGAAGGCTTCTTGTATCGGCCTGGAATCCTGCCGATTTACCAGTTACTGATTATAGAACCGATGATGAACTTTATCAAGATTATTTAAGAAAAAATAGTTAAGTTCTTTTAGTTTTTTTCTTTTAGTTATATATTTATTATAGATGGGACGGTTCAAAAAATACAAGACGGAGCAAGAAAAAGTAGAAGCACAACGAGCTTGGGCTAAGGAGTACTATCACCGTAACAAAGAGATAATAAATAAAAAAACAATGGAAAAATATTATGAACTACGAAAGAATATACAGTCAGATAGTAGACAGGGCGAAAAATAGAGTGTTGGAATCATATACTGAGAAACATCACATACTACCAAGATGTATGAATGGTTCTGATGATAGAGATAATTTAGTGAATTTAACTGCTAGGGAACATTTTATATGTCACCAGCTACTAGTTAGAATCTATCCTGAAAATCCAAAACTTAAATTTGCACTATGGGCAATGTGTAATATGAAAAGTAAGAGACAGGACAGATATACACCAAGTTCTAGAATCTATGAAAGGGCTAAAAATGAAGTAGTAAAGTTGATTAGTGAAAAGAAAAAGGGTACTAAGGTAAGCGATGAACAAAAAAGAAAGACAAGTGAAACACTTAAAGGTAGAAAAAGACCTACGGAAGTTACTAGTAAAATAGTTAACACCAGGAGAGAAAGCGGTGAGTGGAAACATTCCGAAGAAACCAAGAAAAAAATAAAAGATAACAATGGTATGAATCGTGAAGAAGTTAGGAATAAATTAAAAGGACGTACTATAAGTGAAGAAACTAGAAAAAAGAGGAGCGAATCATCAGTTAATAAAAGACCTTGTAATATTGAAGGTGTGCGATATGAAAGTATCGCAGAAGCGTCAAAAGCTTTAAATATTAAATGGGATAAAGTTAGTGATAGGATTAAAAGTAAGAGTGAAAATTTTAAAAATTGGAGTTATGGAACAGGAAATTAACCAAACAACAATACCGACAAAATGGTATAAAACAGAACAAATATCAACGTGGATTGGTGAACCACTAACTACTGAAGGAAAATCAATTGACGAACTCACTGGTGGTCACGGAATGTTAATCGTTCAACATCAATGTGGTGACAATAAGGAAGCATTAATTGGCCAACTAAAAACATTGATTAATGGTTTAGAATACGGTTTTGATACATTTGCAAATTAAAAAGTTATGAGTAAAAAATTAACAAAGGAAGAGTTTTTAGAAAAACTAAAAACAGATAGAGATTTTAATAATAGATACGGAAGAAAACATATCACGGAAGGTAAAATGGTACTTCCACCTTGTCATTATGGATTTCAAGTTTATACAAGAGAGTTGAGTAATGAGGAAATTGCGTTTGAAGCGAATAAAAGAGGATTTAATCTTAAAGGAATGACATTCAGCGGTAAATTAATAATTGACTCTAAAGAAGTTAAAGAAAAAAACATTCCAACAAGAGCAATCTCTTTAATGTGGAATCAACGTTCAGTAGATACATTCTTAGGTTTACCATTTAACATTGCTTCTTATGGATTGTTATTAGAGATGTTAGCAGATGAAATGAATATGGTTCCTGACCAATTGATTGGTAACTTAGGTGATGTTCATTTATATTCAAACCATATTGAACAAGCCAAAGAGCAAATCGAAAGAGAAGGATTTGATTTACCAAAAGTTCATATTAGAGATGGAATATATTGCTCCTCAGTACAAGACGTCTTACTATTCGACTATCAATCACACCCAGCAATTAAAGCACCACTATCAAATTAATATGAATCTACTAATAGGTTTTATCTTAGGGCTACTTGCTCAAATATTTACATTTGTACAACTACAAGGTCAATTCAGATGGCAATGGTTTAAAGATCATCCTTATCTAGTGGCAATGATGGGTTTTCCAATCTCACTACTTTATATGGGATCTGTTAAACATTTAGTACTTCATTTTAAAGTCCAGTTTTGGCCTTCAAGATTACTAGGATTTTCCATAGGAGCAATAGTATTTAGTTATATGGCACATTCATGGTTCCAAGAACCATTTACTTTAAAAACACTAACATGCCTGACACTAGCAGTAGCAATCATGGCAATTCAACTATTTTGGAAATGAAAAAACTAGAATTAGTATACACTATTAAAGCATGGCTGCAAAGATTTGGTAATAGAGATAACGAAACTTCCAATTACGAATTGACTAATTGGCGGTTATCATTACAATATGAATACGACTTAGATGGTAGTAGAATCGAACCTTATAATTGGTGCTTATCAGGGTTTAAACACGTTCATAATAACAGTTTGGAGGATAGGTCTGATGAAGAATTACAGGAAATATTAAACGAATTGATGAACATAAAACAATTTTACTAATGGAAAGTAGACTAGAAACATGTCACCACTGCGGTGAGGAAAAAGAAAATTGTTATCACGGATATATAGCAATGACTATTCCTATTCCTGAAGCAGAAGAAAAAATTGAGAAATGGAATCTGATTGATGCTTACAATACATACACTTATAACTGTATAATGAACCCTCAAAAAGTGTGGGAAGTACCAGTTAAAGGTTCTTTGATAAGCCAAGAAGAATTCAACAATAAAATAAAGACAGACCCAGAATTCTCAAAAAAATGGTATACTAAAACTTGGTGGAAAAATCTAGAAAGAACAGATCTTACTGAAGAGGAATCAAAAGAACTTGACGACTTAGCTACATACGATCAATTACTAAACACAGTTGGAAGAGGTGTGCAATGTGATGACTGTGGAAAGAAAGAAGCAGAACTTTATGAAATATATTATCCAAAAAGTTTGGAATCATAAAATAAAGTGCGTATATTAAAGTTATGAGAGAAATAAATGATCACATGAAACAAGTTATGGGAATACCAAAACAACCTAAACCATCATTCAATCCAAAGAATTGGAATTGGACAGCCATTATTATCTGGCTATTAATAGGGTTTATAGCATATAATATTTTTAAAGCACTTTACAATTTAATATTTTAATATGAAAATAAAACTAAAAGATATTATTGAGTTATCTGAGCAGGAACAACTACTTAGTGAAAGTCTCAGTATTTTAAAAGAAATACAACTCAACGTTAAAAATGCAGCTAAAATAAATGGTGGGATCAGTGAAGGTAATTTTACAGTTGGTGATATAGTATACGACTATACCGTGACAGACTATCCTTCTGATATTGTATTACCTGGAGATAAAGATCGGATTCGACTTGAGGGAACAGTATGTGATTTAGGATTTACGGAACACGGAGGTGGTACTGATTTTGCTAGTAACTTACCTAAAGGAGGTAGAGCTAATCTAATTAAGATTTACTCAACAATATATAAAATTATACTAACCGTAGCAAAAGCTAAAGCTCCTAATAACATCCTACTATCAAGTTATGACGAAAGTGGGTACTTTCCATACTACAACAACCTAACCAAAACAAACAGCATACCAGGATACTCTAGAAAATCTATAGTAAAGTGGTCACATAATGGAAAAAATATAACAAGTATAATCTTAAAGAAAAATAATTAATATGAAATCATTTTATCTAATTATAGCAGCAATTGTGCTATTACCTGTAATTTACAATGTAGGACTTCCAAACTGGGTACTACTAATTCCAACTGCTTATTTAGCTTGGGTATTTTTAACAGCATCCTGGTATGCAATTAAACGAACATTTTTTAATAAAGACTAATGGTATACACAATTAATAAAGGAAGTCATAGAAGTACTTGGTTGCCTAAATTCACTTTTGAAACAAATTTAAGATTTAGTTTTGAATTTCTATCAGATCCTGCATATACTTTAGACAATAAAGCAGATCAAGGAGATACAAATAAGATATTTGGAATTTGTGATTCATGGTATCACCATAAACATTCAATTCGGATAGGATGGAGATACGATAGTAAATTAAAAAAGTCAATAGGCTGTGTGTATTTCTATAGAGATGGAAAGCATTTTGTAGAGGATTTAGGAGCAATTGAACAAGATAAGCCGTATATTTGCTATATAGATATCTCACAGAATAGCTACACCGTTATAGCTTTAGATAAAAAAGTAATTATTCCAAGAACATCAAGATGGTGGGGACCTAGATATTTATTGTTCCCATATTTTGGAGGACAACAAGTAGCACCAAAAGAATTTAAAATAGAAATAAACAACTGGTAAACAATTAAATATGGGAAAATACCAATCAACAAAGTTATTTGATAATTATTCAGTAGCAATTAGACAGTGGAAAGCACAACACTCGCATTGCCAGTTACTTCACGGGTATGCTTTAGAATTTAAAGTGTGGTTTGAGTCAATTGAACCTTTAGAAGAAAAACAGTTAGATGAAATGAACTGGATTATGGACTACGGTGGTTTTAAAGAACAACCAGTAGGTAATGGACTAAAAGCATGGATGGATCATATGTGGGATCATACTCTACTAATCGAGAAAGACGATCCACAACTGGAAACATTCCAATACATGCAAGAATTGGGACTATGTCACTTAAGAGTTATGGATCGAATTGGAGCAGAATCTGCTGCAAAAATGGTCTTTGATAAATTTAATGATGTAATGTCCAAGAATGGAGGAGGTAGAGTTAAGGTGGTAAAAGTAGAGTGCTGGGAAGCTCCTAAGAATTCATCAATATATGTTGGATATTAAATTTTTAGAAGAGAATGGTTTTTTAGATGATAATACGGGGAAAATATCTCTAGCAGATAAATTAGAAGGTAAAACAAAACAGTATGTACATAGTATGAAATTATTAATTAATCAAGATTATAGAAAACCTCTAACTGTAGGGCAGGTAATAGAGTTTCTACAAAAGTTAGATCCGGAGGAAGATATCCTAATACACCATAACGAAAGGATTATGGGAGTAGCAGCTCCTCTAACAGAAATACTAGTACCAGAGGGAAGAACAACGCCAGAGTTTATATCTCTATATGCTAGAGATCAAATGAATAAAAAACAAGAATAATATGCAAATAAATTTAGTACAAGGAGGAATTTTCCCAATAAAGGATAACCTCACAAATGATTCAACGGGGTTTAAGTATGCAGGTACTTTCCAAGGAGAAGGAAAATTAACAGGAACAGCCTGCCTCTTCATTAGAACCTCAGCATGTAATTTAAGATGTGCTTGGGTTGGATTGGATGGAAAAGGATCTCCATGTGATACACCATATTCCTCTCATCATCCAGAGAAGAATAAAATGGAAATTGATGATATTGTTCAAATAGTTGTAGAAAATACTTTACAGCAAAAAATTAAACATGTTGTAATTTCCGGAGGAGAACCTACAATGCAAACAGAAGCACTGGAGGAATTATTACAAAAACTACAAACATTAGGGTATCACACTACCATTGAAACAAATGCAACTATTTTTAGTGATAAGATAGCACAACATACAGACTTAGTTTCAATGTCACCTAAATTATCTACTTCAACTCCACATCAGGCTAACCTTGAAGGAACCAATATTAAGTATAGTGAAAAGTGGGCTGAAAAGCATGAAAGATTGAGAATTAATATTCCTGTAATTCAATCTTATATTGACGGAAGTAAAAAATATTTAACTGATTTTCAATTAAAGTTCGTTGTAGCAACAGATCAAGATATTGTTGAAATAGAGCAAATATTGGGACAATTAACAGGATGGGAACCCTCAGATATATGCCTAATGCCAGAAGGAGTAGATGTAAATACTCTAAATTCTAGAACTGGATGGATAGCTGAACAAGCATTAAAAAGAGGTTGGAGATTCGCTCCTAGGCTTCATATTATGATGTTTGGTAAAAACAGATTTGTATAAAGATTTGGATATTAAAATAGAATTTATTACATTTACCTATTAAAAAAATTATAAATGACAGAAAACAGAAAAAAGATTCACAACGATTTAGAAGTGGTACAAGAAGGTTTTGCAAATGGTGTTGCACCTGGTTTCCCATTAGATGACAAAGCTAAAGCTAAAATGATTGAAAAAGCAGCTAAGGCTTATGGTCAATTTTTAACAGCATTAGGTTGTGATTGGGAAAACGATCCCAATAGTAATAACACTCCTTTAAGGGTCTCAAAGGCTTATGTTAATGACTTATGGAAAGGTCGATATACAGCAATGTCTGAAATTACTTCATTCCCTTCAGACGGTTATCAAGGGATAGTTCTAGAAAAAGACATACCACTTGTTAGCCAATGTTCTCACCACCACCAAACAATCCAAGGAGTAGTTCACATTGCTTATATACCAGGACCTAAAGGTAGAGTAGTAGGATTAAGTAAATTAAATAGAATTGTAGAACATTTTGGGAGAAGAGGAGCAATACAAGAACAATTAACAGTCGCTATACATAATGCTGTAAGTAAAATATGTGAAGGTAATGTTGGTGTGATGGTAATGATACAAGCTACTCACCAATGTGTTTCATGTAGAGGTGTTAAACATCAAGGGGCTTCAATGATGACATCCGAAGTCAGTGGGGTATTTGCTGACCATACTAAAACTGCTAAAATAGAAGTATTAGAAATGATTAAAATGAAAATGGGATAAATAATTTTGCGTCCCTTTAAGGGACGCAATATTTATAATTATGGTAGGAATATATAAAATAACATCACCTTCAAATAAGATCTATATTGGGTTATCAAAAGATATAGAATCTAGATGGAAAGGCTACTCAATAAACAAAAAAACTCTTCCTCAACAAAAGAAATTATATTATTCCTTTAAGAAATATGATATAATTAATCATAAATTTGAAGTAATAGAAGAATGTAATATTGAGGATTTAGAAGAAAGAGAAATTTTTTATATTAAGTTGTATGATTCTTTTAATTTAGGTTTAAACTTAACAAGAGGAGGGAATTATTTTTGGGAAAATAATATAGGAAAAATTCATACATCAATTACTATAAATAAAATGAAAGAATATTGGAAAAAAAATTCAAAACCTAGATCTAAAGAAACTATTGAAAAAATATCTCTTACTAAAAGATTAAATCCTAGAATTACTACACCTGATATGATTCAAAATTGTAGAAATGCTAGTACAAACAAAAAACCAATTAATCAATTAGATTTAGAAGGTAAATTTATAAAAGAGTGGGAAAGTATTAATGAAGCTTCAAGGGGATTAAATATAAGAAATGATGGTATTTCATCATGTTTAAGAAAAAAACAAATAACTTCCTATGGTTTTAAGTGGGAATATAAAAATAACTTTTAAAATGAACTAATATGTGCCTCAAAATACAGAATAAATTATATTTAAGTTGGGATGATATCAATGATTTAATTGACACCCTCTGTGAAAAAATAATTACAGAACAGCCCAACATTGATTCAGTATTTGGATTAAAACGCGGCGGGCTTATACCTGCCGTGATGGTGTCACATAAATTAGGTTTACCGTGGTCTGACGTGATGTATCCTAATACTTTAGTAATAGATGACATTTGCGATACTGGAGTAACATTAAAAAATACAGTAGGTGTTTATACGGCAGTATTACACTACAAACCTCATACCTCTTGTTACACACCAAATATTTATGCTCAAATTCATGAAGGTGATGAATTTATTTATTACCCATGGGAAAGAAAAGATGCTGAACCAATACAAGACTATTTAAAAAAATGATAGAAGATTTCGATTCAAATACCCCTTCAAGAGGGTTAGGTGATACAATTGCTAAAATTATTCATGCAACTGGTATAGCAAAAGCTGTAGAAGTTGTAACTGAAGCTTTAGGAATTGAAGATTGTGGTTGTGGTAGTAGACAAGAATGGTTAAATGGAGCCGTACCTTACAACGTAGAAGCTAATTCCCCTCAAGTTTATGATCGTTCTACTGCTACACCTGCAGAAGAAGGAATTTACGAGATATTACATGAAATTCATGCCTCTAAAGCAGGACAAAAAATAAATTATTCTATTGGCGAAAAAGTTTTGCTTACCCAAGATAATTTATTATATTTAGATTGGCCTTATTACCTAATAATAGGTGCAGTTAAAAAAATAAACTAAAAACAAAGTTATGACAAATTTTAAAGTAATCAAAAATGGAAGTGTGCCTTTTGTAGACGAGGTAGAAGAATTTAACGCCGTAATGGGCAAACCCAACAATTATGAGCCCACAATCCCCGAACGAAAAGAATGGGAATTTGTATACAATTTCATCATTGAAGAACTTGAAGAATATAGAGCAGCTTGCGAGAAAGGAGACATCGTTGAGGTTCTGGATGCTTTGTGTGATATTACTTATGTTGCCACTGGGGACGGTACTATGTTACATGGCCTTAAGGATAAGATATGGCCGGCATATCAAGAGGTACAAGCTTCAAATTTATCTAAAGCTTGCAAAACTGAAGAAGACGCTAAATCAACTGTCATTCAAAGATCGAGTGAGCAAGGTGAAGAATGTCATTACGAAAAAGTTGGAGATTATTTTATCGTATATAGAACAAGAGATAGAAAAGTAATGAAAAATATTAACTACTTCAGACCTAATTTAAAACAATTCTTTACAGATAAAGAAATTCAAAAATCTTATTTAAAACAACTAACCGGAAACTAATTTAAAATTAAAAAAATATGACAAACTTACTAATAGTAGCGGGTGTGCTAATTGTACTAACAGTAGCGGCTTATCTAATGTTTAATTATCAAGACAAGAATCAACCAACTCAAACACCACCTTATACACCCGAGGAATTGGAAAATATTAAACTTGCAGAGGAATTATACAATAAAGATCAAAGACCCAAAGTAATTGAAGAAATAGAAGTTATAGCAGATGAGGTAACTACTAAATCTAAGAAAAAAAGAAAATATTATCCTAAAAATATTAAATAATATTAAATAAAGGTTATAATGAGTTATAAAAATATAACAACTACTTCATTAGGTAAAAATAAATATAATGTTATTTTATACACAGATGATGGAGTAGAACAATATGAATTCCAAAATTATGCCTATGAAGTGTGTAGCCAAAACCAGGCTACACATTTTGGTCTAAACGGAGAACCTCTAAAGAAAACTACATATTGGGATGGGAGTAATCCATTTATCCATTATCATGATATGCCTATTCATCAAAAGTTTTTAATTGACAAATATGGTATAAATGATGAACCTTCAACTACTCACCAAGAAGTATTCTTCGATATCGAGATTGAAATGGGTGGTGCTCTCACTCCTGAATACATCAGAAAAGCACCTAAACCTGTTACCTCAATTGCTTGGTGGCATAAACAAGAAGATAAGTGGTACATTTTAATTTTAGATAAAGATAATAAAATTGAAAAAACCACTATAGGTAATAAACAAATTATACCTGTACCTAGTGAAAGAGAACTATTAAACAAATGGTTAAATTATTTAACTAAAGTTAGTCCTGATATTCTAATTGGTTATAACAGTGATTATTTTGATATACCTTATCTTTATTATAGAATTTTAAATCAATTAGGCGAACGTAGAGCTAGTGCTTTATCTCCAATAGGTAAAATTAAAGAACAAAAATTCACTAACGATACTGGAATTACTATCTATAACGAAGATCAACCCATAAGAATTGAAGGGATGTATTCTTTAGATTATATTCGTTTACATAAAAAATATTCATTTGCGGATGAACCCTCTTATAAATTAGATTCATTAGGGGAAAAATATTGTAAATTATCTAAAATCGAGTATGAAGGTAGTTTAGACAGATTGTTTGAAACTGATAAAGATAAATTCATTGAATATAACTTTAGAGACGTTGAAATCTTAAAAGCTTTAGACCATAAATTTAACTACATCAGTTTAACTAAAAATTTAGCTCACAAAGGTAAAATCCACTATGATGATGTTTATCAATCATCTAAAATTCATGATGGTGCTATTTCAGCGTTTTTACTATCAGAAGATATAGTACCACCTTCACGTGATAGAAATCCTATTAAAAAATCTAATTATGCTGGTGGTTATTTATTTTGTCCTAAAGCAGGTTTATACCGTTATATGTTTGATGAGGATTTAACTTCACTATATCCTTCAATTATTATGTCCTTAAACATTGGTAAGGAAACATTAGTAGGTAGAATTGTGGATTTTAATGATAGAAACAATCACTTAGGTCTAAATGACTTAATAAATGATACTGAAGATAAACCTCGTACTACTGAATGGTTTGCTAATAAAGATAAATTCAATAAAATTGATTGGACTTCTTCTAAAATAGCTAAACTACTTCAACAATACAATTTGGCTATCTCAGCAAATGGTGTTATATTCCGTACAGATAAAGAGTCAGTATTATCTACTATTTTGAATAAATGGTTTGATGAAAGGGTTTTATATAAAAACAAAATGAAAGCCGCTTATAAAGCAGGTGATGTAGTAGGAGGTGAAAAATATCACTTAATGCAGTATACTCAAAAAATTCTATTAAATAGTATGTATGGTGCATTAGCTTTACCAAGTTTTAGATTCGGAAATGTATTATTAGCAGAAGCCACAACATTAACTGGTCAGAGAATCATCCAGGAAAGTGCTTTATGCGCTAACCGTCATATGAATAAAATTTTAAAAGATCCTAAATTTAAAGAAGAATTTTTAAATTCTTTATAAAAGTTTAATATTTATTATTAAACACCATATAAGGAATTTAATTATGAGAAAAAAAACAACAGAACAATTTATTAAGGAATCAAAAGAATTATATCAAGATTTATATAATTACTCCAAATGTATTTATATTAACACTATGACTAAGGTTATAATTACTTGTAAAGATCATGGAGATTGGGAAGTTACTCCTGATAACCATTTAACAAAAAGGAGTGGGTGTCCTAAATGTAAGGGATTTAATTTAAATAAAGAAGAAAAAATAAATTTAGCTCATCAAGTTCATAGTAATAGATATGATTATTCTCTTATAAAAGATCAAATTATTTTAAATATTAAAAAATATGACATAAAATGTAATATCCATGGGGTATTCCAACAAGTATGGAATAATCATTATACTATGGGTCAAGGATGTCCTAAATGTAATATTGCGGGAAGAAAAAAAACATTAAGTGAAGGGCAAAGAAATAGTTGGTCTAAAGATTATACTAAAGAGTATATGAATAATTATAGAAAAAATAGACGTAAATTTGATTTAGATTTTAAATTAATTAGTGATTTAAGAACTAGAATTTATTTATGTGTGAAAAATTATAATCTTAATAAAAAAGATAAATCTATTAATGAAATAGGTTGTTCTATTCAAGATTTTAAATTACATTTAGAAAAACAATTTACAAAAAATATGACTTGGGGAAATTACGGAACTTATTGGGAAATTGACCACATTGTTCCTTTAAGTAAGAATGGTAGTTTTCATTATACTAATACTCAACCTCTAACAATTACAGAAAACCGAAAAAAATCAAATAAATTATAATGGCATTAAAAGGACAATCAATTAGAAACGGAGTAAGTATTACCTTAAATGGAGAGAAAGCCGATAAAGCTGAAGTAATTGCTCTATCTCAAGAGTGGAATGAATCGCAAGAAAAATTCTTTAAAAAAATGCTACAACAAGGAGGAAGATGTAAAGTTAATGGAAATTCTTTTGAAATAACAATTAAAGAAAGAACAGATATTGACTCCAAAGGTAACAAACCAGTTAATTTACCACCAGTACCAGGAGAAAGAACATTTTAATATGAAACATTTAGAAGATACTCCATGGTGGATTTGTGATGAAGGTGATTTTAATTTTTGTGCCTATGTGGATACAGACTCTAATTACTTCAATGCTGAACCTTTATTAAAACATTTATATCCTGATTTTGATGGAAAACCTGATCAGGAAAAAGATGATTTACTAGAGAAAGTAGCTCTCAAATATCAAGATATTATAACAGAACATTATAACACACTCGCTAGAGAAGCCTTTAACATTAGTACACACCGATTAGAAATGAAAACCGAGTGTGTTATTCGTTCTGCTTATTTTAGAGCTACAAGACGTTATGCTCAATGGATTACTAAAAAAGAGGGCATATCAAAAGAAGAACTTGATATTAAAGGATTAGAATTTAAAAAAGCTAATTTTCCAAAATACTTTGGTAAGTTTTATCAAGAAATACTTGAATTAATTATTAAAGGTACTCCACAAAGTATTATAGATAAAAAAATCCATGATTTTAGAACTGAAGCAACTTCACCTGACATTGATTTTACTTTAATAGGTAATCCAACATCAGTTAAAGTATTAAATGACTATGTTGAGGCTACTCCTAAACCAGGTAAAATATTATCTACACTTAAAAAAGGTGCAGGTGCTAATATTAAAGCTGCTACTTGTTATAATGATTTATTAAGATTTTGGCAATTAGATAAAGATCATAGTCAAATAGTTCAAGGTGATAAAATCAAATGGGTTTATTTAAAAGATAATCCTTATCAAATGGAAGCTATAGCTTTCTTAGAATTTGATTTACCTCAAAAGATGAAAGACTTTATCAATGAATATATTGATAGAGGTAAAAGTTTTGAAACTATATTACAAAATAAATTACAAGGCTTTTATACAGATCTTGAATGGTCATTACCGCCCGCAAACCCCTTAATACATAAATTCTTTACATTCTCATAAAATGGATAAAAAAATATTAGCACAAATAATTGAAAGTTTCTACTTAAACGGACTAACATCTCAGGTTAAATTTAAGGTTAAAAACAACGAAGCTCACATTAAATTTGCAGTCGATAACAAGGATTGTATTGGAGAAATTACTGCGCCTATAACGTTAGAAGACTGCGAGATTGGTATTTTTAATACTGGTCAATTGCTTAAATTACTTAATATTACAAACGATTACATTGAATTAAAGTTAGAAAAACAAGGTAATCACTTTTTAAAACTTCATATTAGTGATAACCAATTTGATTTATCTTATAATTTAAGTGATTTAGGATTAATTCAGGATCCAGGTGTAGCCCCAAATTTACCCCCACATGATTTAGAATTTGATATTAATTTTGATTTTACTCAAAAATATATTAAAGCACACAATGCACTAGATAAACCACCTCGTTTTGAGATTGGAATAACTAAAGATTTCCAAAAAGAGGATGTTGTTGGTTTTATAATTGGGGAAAAATCATCTTACTCAAATAAAGTAAATTTTTCTGAACCCGGCAATATTACTAATCACATAAAATCAGTAGCATTTAGTGCTAATAACTTCAGAGAAATAGTATCTGTAAATAAAGATTCAGTTGGTAAAGCATATCTTTATAAAGATGGTTTATTAAAAATTAATTTAGAAGAAGAAGGTGTAAAATCTGAATATTTTCTTGTGGCTTTACATGAGTAATAATATTTATGACAAATGACCTAAGGGCAATTAATAACGAGTAGCAAAAGCACTCACAAAACGTAAATCAATATGAGTACAAACTTTAATGAATTTGACATTCTATTCCACAATTTCTTTTACCCAACAAGTGGATACGGTTCAGCAGCAACCACAAAACAACCTCACCCCTTAAATATCTTTTCCGACGCTGCAGGACTTTACTTTGAAGTAGCATGTACTGGTCTTACTAAAGACGATGTTACAGTAGATATCGAAGATGATATTCTAAAAATCAGTTATGATAAACCAGAAGAAGAAAAAGAACTTCATCCTGGAACAATTCATAGAGGATTATCTAAAAAATCCTTTAGTTTAGGTTACAAAATTTCAGCTAAATATGACTTATCTTTAGCGTTAGCAAAACTAGAAAATGGTTTGCTAGAAATTTCTATCCCTATTGCTGAAAAAGCAAAACCCAAAACTATAAAAATAAAATAATAACCTTACGCCCTTAGGTTAAGTTTTGTTTGGATACCCAAAAATTTTTTCGTATATTATACGAAACAAATAAAAAAAGTTATGGCAAATGTAAATTTTAAAGGCCGACAAAAAGGCACAATTAAGAAAAGATCAATGATTGAGGATCCTGCTTTAGGAGACTATAAGATTATTATTGATGAAGGTTGTTACAATGTGGTTCTAATTGACCCAACAACTCAATCAGAAAAACCTTATGGTTATTTCACTAAACTCTCCTCAGCATTATTTTCTATTTCAAAACAACAAGCTTTAGATACCTCTAAATATACTATTAAAGAGTATGCTAAAGCAGTAGAAATTAATTTTAACAATTTAACCAATTCAATTACACTATGAGTAAATTAAAGCCGAGAAACGGCAATGTTATTCTAAAACCCATGGAAGAATCAGAAATGATGGTGGGTAACATTATCATTCCTGATATGGGAAATGAAAAACCAATTATGGGAGAAATATTAGCAGTATCCCAAGTTTATAATTACAGTAAAGGGGAATTTGCTCCTATGGACTTAAAAACAGGAATGAAAGTTGTATTACCACCAATGGGAGTTCATAAAGTTAAATTAGAAGGAGAAGATTACTTAATCGCTAACCAAAATGATATTTTATCAGTTATAGAAGACTAATCATGACAGAAACAGCATTCGGAACAGAATTAAAATCAAAATTACTATCAGGAGTTAAAAAACTTAATGATAGTGTATCCTCTACCTTAGGACCCGCAGGTAGAACAGTATTAATTAAAGGAGATTATGGTCAATTAACAGTAACCAAAGATGGTGTAACTGTCGCTAAAGCCTTTAAAGAATTAGAAGATCCAATTGAATCAACAGGAGCAGAATTAGTACAAAAAGTATCAATTAAATCAGCTAATGAAGTAGGTGATGGTACAACTACAAGTACCTTATTAACATACGCTATCTTGGAAGAAGGTTTAAAGCATGTTAATGCAGGACAAAACGCAGTTGAAATTAAAAAAGGTATTGATGCAGCTGTAGAAGAACTTAAAACAGCTCTTAATAATCTAACAGAAGACATTTCCGATAACCAACAAATCAAAGAAGTTGCTACTATTTCAGGTAACAATGATGAAGAAATTGGTAATTTAATTGCTACTGCTTTAGAAAAAGTAGGTAGAGATGGAATTGTAGCTATCGAGGAATCAAAATCAGGTGAAACTTCACTTGAAATTGTTGAAGGTATGCAATTTGATAGAGGTTATAAATCACCATATTTTGTAACCGATAACAATACTATGACTGCTATATTAGATAATCCTTATATCTTAATATACAATGGTAGAATCACTTCAGTAAACGAATTAGTACCAGCTTTAACATTAGCCAACACTGAAAAACGAGCACTATTAGTAGTAGCAGAAGACGTTGATGGAGAAGCATTAGCCGTGTCTATCGTTAATAAAATGAGAGGTATTGTAAATGTAGTAGCAGTTAAAGCACCTGAATTTGGAGATCGTAGAACAATGGCTTTAGAGGATTTAGCTACTATTACAGGTGGTCAAGTTTTGTCTAAAGATAAAGGTCATAAACTAGATAAAATTGATGTTAACACCTTAAAACAATGTCTAGGTAATTCTCGTACCGCTACAATTGGTAAAGATAAAACAACAATTGTTGATGGTAAAGGATCAGAAGAAGCAATTGAAACCAGAGCTCAAGAAATTAAAAAACAAATTGATGACGCAGGTTCACCATTTGAAAAAGAAAAATTACAAGAGCGTTTAGGTAAAATGATTGGTGGTGTAGCTATTATTAATGTAGGTGGTAATAGTGAATTAGAAATCAAAGAGAAAAAAGATAGAGTAGAAGATGCTTTATTTGCTACAAAAGCCGCTTTAGAAGAAGGGATTGTAATTGGTGGTGGAACAGCTTTATTATATGCTAGAAAATCTATTACTTTTGAAGGATCTCATGATTTTGTTTTAGGTAAGAAAATCGTTTATAGAGCAGTTGCTTCTCCATTCCAAAAAATTCTAACTAATGCAGGTCATGATATTGTAGAAGTTCAATACTTAGGTTCTAAACTAACAGATTCAGAAAACGGAAGCAATTGGGATGGTCTTAACTATAAAGACTTATCAACAATGGACTTTAAAAAAGCAGGTATTATCGATCCTAAAAAAGTAACTCGTATTGCTTTAGAAAATGCAGCTTCAGTTGCAGGTACAATCCTAACAACCGAATCTGTAATTTACGAGAAAAAAGAAGATAAAAAAGAAGAAATCAATCCTATGCAAGGGATGATGTAATAAATTAGGCTCCCCGAAAGGGGAGTCTTATATTATAAAAGTTATGTTCAATAAAAAACACACCTTATTTACAGAGAAATATCGTCCTGATACCTTAGAAGGATACATCGGTAATGAAGATTTTAAATCATCATTACAACAATGGATTGATTCTAATGATATTCCTCACTTATTACTAACAGGAGGAGCTGGAACAGGTAAAACTACTGCAGCCAAATTAATTATCAATAATATTGATTGTGATTCATTATACATTAATTGTTCTGATGAAAATGGTATTGATACTATTAGAGATAAGGTAAAATCATTTGCTTCAGCAGCTAGTTTTAAACCACAAAAAGTGGTTATAATGGATGAAGCAGATTTCTTAACAATAAACGCTCAAGCAGCACTTCGTAATATAATTGAAACATACAGTTTAAATACTCGTTTTGTTTTTACTTGCAATTACATTGAACGTATAATTGATCCCATTCAATCTAGAACAGTAATATTTGAATTAACTCCTCCATCAATGCAGGATGTAGCATTTAAATGTGTTGAAATTCTAGATTTAGAAAAAATTACTTATACTAAAGCTGATATAGTAAGAATTGTTAAACAAACTTATCCCGATATTAGAAAAACCTTAAACTTACTACAATCTTCTCTTAAAAATGGTGAATTAGTAGAAAGTAGAACTATTACTAATTTCAAACAAACATCAGATCAAGTAATAGAATTACTTAAAACCAAAAATGTTAAGAATTTTACTACTATAAGACAGTTAGTAATGGATTCTAATATTAGAGATTACAATGAGTTATATAGAGTGTTATTTGAGCGAGCAGATGAATTTACAGATTCATCAATTGCTACTCTTGTAATAGCAGATTACCAACATAAGAGTATAAACTCCCCAGACAAAGAGATATGTTTTATGGGAGCTATAAGTAAATTATTAACAACTAAATAAAAGATGGAAGATCAACAACAACCACAAATGAGCTTAGATTTAAGCAAAACAACCCCAATTTTAACTGCCGCTGGCGGTAAAATTTGGCATCAAGGATACTTACTAAGAAAAGTATCTAAATTTATTACAGGTACTAACGAAGATAATGTATTACCTATTCAAGTATTCTACGATCCAGAAACAGGTGAAGTTTTAAAAGATGGTTTACCTGATGAATTCAAATTCATTTTAGAAGATGACCAAAATTAAAATATCAAGTATTTTTGATTGGGTAAAACAAATGTCCTATGATAAAGAGCCATGGTCCTCGTTTTCGAACGAGGAGCATGAGATCTTTAACAATTTCATGATTAATAAAATTATCTCCATGAATCCTAATTATATCGAATTAGTAGCTGAAATTCAAGAACACCAATTACCAAAACAAAGGTTATATGAGTTTTATTGTAAAACTTTACCCAAACAAAAATTCTTCAACAAATATGTAAAACCAACAAAACAACAGTACGTAAAAGAAGTACTAAGTTTGCTATCTGAATACTTTCAAATAAGTACTAGAGAGGTTTTAGATTACTGTAACATACTAACTCAACAGGATATAATTGCAATCTTACAACAGTTAGGTAAAGAAGAAAAAGAAATAAAAAAGTTATTAAAATGAGTGACTCAAGAAAAAAATTTGAAGAAATGAATCCAAGAGAAGTAATAGTTACAATGGATGAAGATGATAATAACCAAGTAATCCACCCTCAACATTATGGAGGTAAAGATAATCCATACGAGGCTATTAAAGTAATCGAAGCATGGGGAGTAGGTTTTAATTTAGGTAACACACTCAAATACATTTCCAGAGCAGGTAAAAAAGACAATATTATTCAGGATTTAGAAAAAGCTTTATTTTATTTAGATAGAGAAATCCAAAACAGAAAAAACCTTGGTTAAAAAACTCCCTAAAATATTAAAAGACTTACAAAAAATAACTGTACCTGAGATAAACTATGCTTACCATAAATCTGTATCTTATTCTCAATTAAGTATATTTTCAACTTGTCCTCATCATTGGGGTTTGAAGTATAGAGATGGGTATAAGGTTTTTGAACCTAGTATACATGCGGTATTTGGTACGGCTTTACATCGTGCTCTTCAACATTATCTAACGGTATTTTACAATGAAAGTGGAGCAGCGGCTGATAGATTAGATATTGAAACTGAATTTAAAACTGCATTGAGAGAAGAGTACAAGAATTTTTATACTAAAAATAAAAACATCCACTTTTCAAACCCTGCAGAATTAGCCGAATTCCC